AAGACAACGGTGCAGGCCTCCCGGTAAGAAGTTCCTGCACCGTCCGGTGTGTCATCTCTGCGATCTGGTAGGTGAAGAAGAGCTCGTCATCGGCGAGGAAATCGGCGCTCCCTCTTCTTCTCCGCGTCGTCGCTCATGCCGGACTTGTCGAGGATCCGGTTGGCGATCTTCGCGACGGCTCCCGCCGACTTCTGCACCAGGATGTTGTAGGTCTGGAGGTTCCCTGGAGGGCTGACGAGACCGGCGATGATGAGCTCGCGCTCGGTGATGTCGCGGCGCATGCCGGACACCCTGGCCTGCTTCGTGTTCGCCTTGCGGCGGATGTACTTGAGCTCCTCCATGGAGATGCCCTTCACGACGACGTTCTTGCCCCACTCCTCGATGTAGAGCTTCTCCTCCGCGGTGTCGTCGACCTCGTTGAGCTCTTCGAGGGTGATGATCCCGGCGTCGTCGTGGGCGTGCGGGTCGTCTGGGGAGATACCAGGGGGCAGTTCCCCGTTCTCGTCCTCGTCGTAGTCGTCCTCGCCGTCATCGTCGTAGTCCTCGTCCTCCTCCGGCTCGTCTTCCGGAAAGTCCTTGTCGATGACGTCCTGGGGAAAAAGCGGCTGCGGCATTTCATTCGCCCTTTGTCTCGTAGGAATTATTACTGGATGGTGCGGACCGGGGTGCCGGAGTTCTGGAACTCTCCGGTCCATCCGAACGCTGCGTTCAGCGCCGACTTCTCCTCGTACTTCGTGAGGAACCCGACGCCAGTGTAGAGCGGGCCGAGACCTGCGCCAATTCCGGTGGGGCCGTACTCCCACGCGATGGCGCTGCCCGCACCGGCCATGATGAACAGCGCGTACATCTGCGTGGTGATATTGACGTCGGCCGGACCCTGGAGCGGAATGACCAGGTCGCACAGACCGGCCACATAGCTCTTGAAAAGCTGCTTGAAAGCAGAGGCCTCCGCCTTGTCCCGGGTCATCCCGAGCGACGTCGTGTCGAGGTACTGGCTGATGGCGATGGCGGTACCGGGGGAACCCGAGGTGCCGATGTAGAAATCAGCGCGTGAGCCGTGGCTTGCAGACAGCGCGGTCATCTCAACTCCTTCTTACTTCCTGGAGAACAGGGCGAGGAACGTCCCTGTGCCGGTCCACGTGACCCGGGTGTACTGGCGGATGGTTCCGGACGGGACGGTCCCGGCGGCCGGATAGCGGTAGGCACCGGCCACGGAGTTCGTCGGGCTCACGGTGTACCCGGACACGTTCGCGAAGGTGACGTTGTCCGCGGAGTCCTGGAGGTTGACCACGAGACTCGCCGCGTCCGAGAAGGCGTGGACGATGAGCACCCCGCCGTTCGCGGTGGCACCGGCCGCGTTGTTCGTCGAGGAGCCCGTACCGGCGCTGCCCTGCGTCACCCAGGGGGACAGGATCAGGCCGTTGTCCAGTCCGCCGCCGGTGTTGTCGAGCTGCACTTCTGCGGCGATCAAGTTGGCGGAGTTGAGCGCCGACTTTATCTCGTACTTCGTGGAGATACCGGAGATGGACTTGGCCGGGTTCCCGAAGGCGCCGGACCCCTGGGCCCCCAAGGGGGCGTGGATCCAGTAGTTGTCCACGGCGGTCGTCTGCACCAGGAACCCGTACAGCAGCGGGTCCTCAGCCGTGGCGTTGGTCCCGTCGTAGAGTCCGGCGATGGCCACCACGCCGTCCGCGAGGCCCGCGACATAGGACTTGAACATCTGCTTGAAAGCCGATGCCTCCGCCTTGTCCCGGGTCAGCGACGGGTCGGCCTGGTTGAAGTACTGGCTGACGACCAGACCGTTCACGAGCACGTCTGTGTTGGAGCCGTGGCTGGCGAGTAGCGCGGTCACTCTGCTTCACCCTCTTCCACACGCTCGATGTTCCCGTGCTCCAGCTCCAGACGGGCGGACAGCGGGCTCATGTCGTCGAAGACGTCCCCGTGCTCGACGTGGACGTACTTCCCCGTGCGAGTGCTCGGATAGTCGATGACGTTCTTCGCCCTGTACTTGATGCTCTTCGGCATTTCTCCTCCTCACACTCGCTATGCGCTGAAGTACTTCATGACCGCGAACTCCTGCACGTACACCGGCCGGTTGTTCGGGTCCAGCAGTTCCGGGGCCGGTGTCCCCATGGCCGTCAGCTTCATGTAGAAGACCCCGTTGACCGTCTGGTTCACCACCGGCCTGAGCAGGTTCCAGATGGCCTTGGCGTCGCTCTCCGCCTGTCCGAAGCCCTGCGCCTCGGAAGCCCGGTTCGTGATGCGCAGCCGCGGGTTCTCCCATGCGTCGTTGTTCCCCAGCGTCCTCATCGGAGGACTTCCGGGGAGCTGGTAGACGCACACGCACTGGTCCGGCTCGGTGGGCTGCATCTCCATGAAGATGTTCCCGGTGGCAGCGTTCACCGCTGGGTCGATCCAGGTTGCCCCGAGGTTCGCCACGATGTACTTCACGATGTCCTGGACCATGGGCATTCACATCACCCCTGAGCCAGCTCGTCCAGCTTCTTTGCCGCGAGCTCCTTGAACTTGTCCTTGGAGTTCTTCAGCGGATCCTCGACGAACTTCACCTTCGTCGGCGGCTCGTGCCGGTGCTCGTAGATCTCGTGGACGGCCTTCGCGTAGTCCACCGCGTGGTCGTCCTCCACCGGGGAGTCGCCGTACTTGATCTGCCAGCTGTCCGTCTTGTCGCCGCGCTTCAGGACTCCGGTGTCGCGCAGTGCCCCGGTGTCCTTCGGAACCTCGATCTGCGTCTGCGGGTATACCACGTCGCGCATGTGCTCGTACGTGGTGCGCTCGCAGGTGTGCCTCGACTCGTCGCGCAGGCGCACGAAGGCGTCGCGCATCTTGCCGACGTCCAGCGTGAAAGTCATCGCGCCTCCCTACTCGAACGTGACCGTCATGACGAAGTTGTTCCCGTACTGGTCCGGGAAGGTTTTCACCAGACCCATGCGCCGGACCGTTCCGTCGAGCTCGTCGTTCCCGGAATGGATGACGGTGATCTGCTCTTCCGCACGGATCGGGTAGGCGTCGGTTCCTCCGATCGGAACCGTCAGGACGTAGGCGATGTACGGAAGTCCGTCCGTCGAGGTCCCCACCGTCCAGGAGGTTCTCTCGTTCGGCTGGATAAGGCAGTTGTACTGCCGCGTCTGCGACGGGTTGGTGGACAGTTGCCGCTTGCCGTACGCGTCGTGCCCCGCGTAGGTGACCACCTGGATTGTGTGGTGCATGTCCAGGAGGAAGACGCTCTGGGCGCTGATGAGCTCCGTGTTGACCATGCAGACCTCACGGGTAGCTGTAGAGCGGCGGGAGGTCGGCGGGCGGCCAGAACAGCGTGGACCCGGGGAAGTCGTCCTGGCCTATCTTGAAGATGTGCTGCGGCCCGCCGTTCCCGCAGTTGGTGTTCTGGTACTCGATGTCGTTCACCGGGTAGAAGACGACGGACGCCCCGGACCACCTCGCCGCGGTGTTCCTGAGCGCCTCCGCCAGCGAGATGTAGAACGGAACCGCCTGACCGCGCTGAATGTTCAGCGGGCCGATGCGGGTGTTCTGAATCTTCGCCCAGTACGCCGCGATGACGTCGCAGCATTCCGCGGCGGCCAGGAAAACGTTCGACTGCTGCGTCAGCACCCAGTTTATTTCCTCGTCCTGGAGGCGGACGACACCGGCCGTCGTCACGTCGGTGTCCTGAACCAGGAACCTCACGGCGTCCTTGTTCGTCGTGCTCGGATCTCCGGAGTACGTCGCGGTCATGTGCCATCCACCTCCTTAGGACAGTGCGAGGAACGGGATGAAGGCGGATGGGGTCGTACCGGACAGCGTGATGGAGGCGGGCATCGTGGTCTGACCCGCCAGCGTGAACGAACGGTAGGCCGAAACCGCTCCGTTCTTGGCGAAGTTCATGGCCGAAGCGACGGTGCCGAGCTCGCCGTGCAGGGTCATCGCGGTTCCAGAGGTGGACCCCAGGAACGTGGCGATGTAGTACCCCGGCGTCAGGGCGGAAATGGCCGTCGTGAACGCCGCGTCCACGGAGACGTCCGGAGTGACACCGGTCCACGTCTGGTTCGCACTCACCGCAATCTGCGTGGCGGTGGTGTAAGTGGAGTTCAGCGAGTACAGGCCGACACCGTTGAAGTTCGTCTCAGCACCCTGCACGGTG